ATTTGAAATGGTGAAATTCTCATAATTATATTTGTTTTAAACGGTGTTTCTCTTTATATTTTAATTCTACTAAATGCAGCCCCAAACTCTTTAGCATATTCACTTTCAGTACCCTTATCCAAACCATCCCCACCAGAGATATAATTTGTATTGTTATTGGTTGAAAGTTTAGTCTCAAGTTCTTTAACTGCCTGTGTTTTTGCCTTTGCAACAATTTTATCAAACTTACCATCAAATAATCCAAGTTTAACAAAGTAAGCTTCCATTAAAGCATACTTAATTGGGTCTTCAGCTCTCTTAGCCATTACAGCATTAAGTGCTTGTCCATTAGCATCTTGCTTAACTGGAGTTGTAATCATTGAAAAGATTGAATCTTTTACTTCTTTATTAAGTATCATACCAGGAATAATTTCCTTAGTATCTGTAATAGTCTTTTTAAGATGCTCTATTTGAGCCTTTTGAGTTTTAATAGATTCTTCTTCCCTTTTCTTAGCCTGAATTACTAATTCCTTTTCATCATCCTCTTGAGCTTTCTTAAGATTCTTAAATGAATTTTTAGCTTGTTTATCAAGCTTTCCAGTATCTTCAAAACTTTCAATAGTTTCTCTGATAGTTTCATCATCCATTCCTTTTCTCTTAAGGTCTGTGAGAATAATTGACTTTTGCAAATCAACATCAGACTCAATAGCAGAATCATCTATGTCCTTATATTTAGCTTTAAGTTCCTGACTTTTAGCCCAATCATTAAGGTCTACACCTGCTTCTTTAGCTTCTAAGAAAGATTTATACTCCTCCTCAGATTCACTTTTATAAGATTCAATTTCATCTAATAAGGTTCTCTTATTAAGTTCTATTAAAGCTTCAGCAGGCCCAACTTCTTCAACTAATTGTTTAAATTCAGCTTCATCATAAGAAGTAAGAACACCCCCTTCGTATAAGGCTTTGGCAAAAGACTCAAACAATGGCGAAGAAGAAGAGTTACCCTTAACTTCAGGGGAGTCCTTAGTCTCTTTATTTACTTTAGTTTCTACAATTTCTTTTTCTTCATTCTCTAAACTCTTCTCAATATCATCTACCTTAGTTGTGATAGGTTCTACTGTATCAGGAATTTCAATGAAGTTATCTTCTTCCTGTATAGCTGTATCAGTAGGTTTATCCTTACTTTTATCAGTTTCAACTACAGGTGCAGTAGTTACTGAAGTCTCGCCAGCTCCAGGGACTTCTAAAAAGTCCATACTACTTAAATTAACATTGCCAAATAAACTCTTGTCCATATTATTATTTTGTTTTATTGTTACAAATATATATTATTAATTTCAGTAAAATCAACGGTTTATACTACTTTATTTTTTCTGTATAGCTATAAACTAATTTTATTTATTATATTTTATATTATTATCCAAGTAAATCCTTAAATTCTTCTTCCATATAATGTTTCATATTAGGATTATCCTCTCCTATAAGGTTGAATGAATCTATTAATTTTCTTGCTTTTACAATTTCTTCTCTCTGCTCATTAATAAACCAAGTACAGAATTCAAATGTAGGTCTGTCATTATCTCTAAGTGCTTTTGCAGATAAAATATTATATACCTTTTCAGTATCAACTTCTCTCTCAAATACTTTAGTAAGTACTTCACTCATTCCTGTAAACTCTATTATAGGTTTATCTAATGCAGGAACAATTATTTTTCCATTCCTATCATCAATATATTCCTTTACTTTAGTTGCATGAGTGTGTTCTTCTTCACCCCAATTTTGAAATACTTCAGCAGCACTATTAAATCCTGTCTTACTAAAGTAACTAGACATTCCAAAATAGATATGCCCATTAGTGTATTCATGTAACACTGCTTTATTAAGCATTGCTTCAATTTCATCTGATATTAATTTAGGTAATGTTATCATATCATTATAGTTTTATTTTTCTTTAAATACCCACCCTGTCCTTTTTTATTTATATATTGTTGGATATAATCATTTTTCTTAATCACATTCTCTCTTTTATCAATAACATCTTTTCCATATAAAGGATTAGTTTTTAAACTTATCCCACCTTTAGGAACATTAACTCCGTAAGCATTCCCTTTTAACCAATCCCCATTGTACATTTGAAGTCTATTAGTTTCATTAGTAATCCCTAATCTATCAGCATCTTTCATTTTAGTAGCAAAAGCTCTGGTAAATCTATCTACAGGAAGTTGTTTATTATACTCCTCTGAATGAACTGGCTGTCTTACCCAATCAGAATTATTTGTATCAGTTCTATCAAGTATTCTTGCAAGCATTTGATCTCCAGGACTAGCATTACTATAATCATGCTCATATGCAGGAGCAACAATATCCCCCATTTGATTAAAATCTATTAATTTAGAAGGCACTTTTATTTCTTTATCTGACATACCTACTTCACCTATAGTAGCTTTTTTAGAAGTACCTAATCCAGACTCTTGCATACTCATTGCTAAAAGAGTATTAGGATCAATTCCATATCTTTTAGATGAATCAATAATATTATCAATATTTTCTTTAGGATAATTACCTTTAACTAAATCAACATTTGGATTAATAGGTTTCCCACTTGTAACTCTTATTTTACGTGGATCATTTATATAAACAGTATCTCCATTATTATTAACAGTTCCACCTTTATCATACTTAACAAAAGGATTTATAGTTTCAATAGTACCACCTTGAGAATATTGTTCATAATCTTTAATAACCCCAAGGTAGTGTCCTTTACCACCTTGAGATTTATATTCCCTTATTAAAGCAAGTTTTTCTGATGTAGAAAGTCCCATTATTCTTTACTATTTAATCTTCTAATAATTGTTTGATAGTTATAGTTATTTGTTTTATAAAATAAACTATAAACTACCAAACAATTAAAGTTTTATTCTTATTTTTTCTTCTTTAACTTACCACCTTTTTTCATTTGCTGGGGTTGTTGCATAGGCATTTGATAAGGTGATTGCTGTTGCATTTGTACTGGAGGTGCTACTCTTTTAGGAGCTACATGTACTTCTTTTTTTACTACTTTTTTAGTTGCCATAATTGTTATTTATTTGAGGTTACTTTATTTGGTTTATTTAATGCTTTTTCTTTGAGTTGTAAATCTTTATCCTTCTGTTGTTCCTTAATAAGAGATTGTCTAACAGACTCTTGTAACTCCTGTTGTCTTAACTGGGTATCAGTTTCAAACTTTTCTCTTTCCAATGGATTTTCAGTTTCAGGTGGAGGTGTTCCAGAACCTTCAAGTTTCATTAGTTCAACTTCAATCTGAGTATTCATTTCAAGAGTTTTAATCTCCATTTCATGAGCTTGGATATCCTCTCTATTCTCAATATTCATTTGAGCTAAATCCTTTTCATGTTGTTGTTGTGCAGTAATATTATCCTGTTGTCTTTGCAAAGATTCCTGTTCATAAGTTTCAATCTTACGTCTTGTATCAGCAATTGATTGAGACATAAATATATCCATGAATGAGCTAAAGTTAAGTTTATCATTCTGAATACCTGCTTGTGCAAGTTGTAACATCATATTTCTTAATTCTCCCTGGAATGAACTATCAGTCATTACTAATCCATAGTCAGCTTCAGATAACTGCCCACCATCTAACTTATATATTTCTTGAGCAAGATCAGTATCCATAATATACTGTGCTACCTTACTATCATTCATATAAGCATACTTAGCAGTCTCAAGTAAAACTTCTAAAGCTCTTAACTTAGTAAAATCATGTATTAAGAAATATTCTTCAGTAGAGTGTGATGATTGAGTAACTGACCTTTCAACCCCACCTACAGTCTCCCTATTATCAATAGAACCTTCTCTTTGAGGAGTTATGCCAATAGAATGACCTAAAGCTTCTTCAATATAAGCAATAAGTCCCATAGTATCCTTAATATAGTTTCCCATATCAGGATTAAATACCTTCTGAGAAGTATTAAAATTACCAGCTAATTTTCCTGTAGCAGCACCTTTATCAGCTTCTTTAAATGAATCAATAGGAAGATATCCCATCTCTTCACCATAGTAAATCCACTTATCAAAGTCCCATCCATCAGGAGCTTTAGCAAGGTCTAACTCAATCATTGGGCCTTTATACTTTGCAATAGCTTTCTCAAGTCTGTACATTAAAGTATTATACATGTATAGATAAGGTTTAGCCTTATCCATTAAACTATGACTCTTGTTAGAATTAGTATTATAAATAGTTCCTACATAACCTGAACCACAGATAGATAAATTATCCATTCTTCTGAATTGTACAGGTCTAGGTTGGCTTTTTAAATAAATATCATAACCAACTCTCCAACCTTCCCACCATTCATTAATCCACATCCACTTAACTTCCTGTCCAAGAGTTTTATCCACAGTATAGTTTTCATCAACTATCATGTGTTGCTCCTCATTCTCTTCATAATATTTTAAGTCACCAACCTTACGTCTTGATTTCCATACTACTCTGGTAACTCTAATATTACCTTCTTCATCATAAGCAGCATTACCATAATTATTATCAGCTATCTCAATACTGCCATCAGGCATATTAGCATATCTCATAAAAGGATTATTGGCAGCAGGATAGTCTATAAGTGGTTTACCAGAACTTCTTTGCTGATTACCCCTCTCAATTTGTTCCACCTGATCAGGAGTTAATTCATCATAAAATACATCTATAACCCAACCAATTGAATGATAAGTATCTTCTACTATAATATCTGCATCTTCAATATAAGGGGATGAAGTCATACCTACTGTATAGATAGTTAAAGGATTAACCCTTCTCATAATAGGTTTACCACCTATAATATCTGCACAGTAAATTTCTTCACCTGCTATTAAAGCATCTTTATATCCTTGATTAAAAGTAAGTTTAAGTTTCTGCTCCTGATATAAATGATTCAATACTTGTGTTCCAATTCTTTCTCTTAAATCCTGAGCTTCATATTTACCCCATCTTTGAATTGCAGCAGCCTTTTGTTTAGCTTCATTTTCATCAGTAACTCCCTGAACTGCAAGAGCCATTAATTCCTGAATCATGTGATCCTTAATGAATTTCTCCTTTTCAGAAACAGCATCATCATTAGTAACTCTAAGTCTCCAATCAAATTTCCTTTTAGATTCTTCTCCAATTAAGACAGCTATCTTATTGGTTACTATTGGATAGCACTGCATCTTTGCAGGAAAAGTATTGGCATCTAAGCCCCAAGGATTAATAGTTTTCTCAATATCTCTCTGATCTAATACACCATCATAAAGCCTATAATTAGCTCTCATGTTATATTTAGATTCTCTTAATCTTGTGTCAGAATTATATAAAGCTAAAGTAAGACCAGCATCCACACATTTTTTAGTCCATTCAGCATCTTTTTCCTTAAATGCCAACTTCTGTGGAGGGAAATTTTTTCTAATGATCGGATACACAGGCAGTTATGTTTAAAAAGTTTATTTTATATCTTAAAATATTATAGCATCTCATAATTTAAACTTACAATAGTAATAACTTAAGTAGTTATTTCCTAATGAAAATTCATATTTTTAATTTCCATATAGCTTTTCTCTTCTTTGGAAGTGTTTATCCCAGAACTTATCTTTAGCTATATCATAGGTTTGAGAAGATTTCTTTAACTTCTCTACATACTTTAATTTAGATTCTCTGTAAATCATAAGGATAATAATAGATGAAATTCTATCTGTATTAATCTCCTTACTATAGATAATAGATTCTCTAACCAATCCTACACTCTTTAATGTATGTGCATTAGTAACTCCATCAGGTTTACTAATAGCTTGAGACATTAGCCATTGTGCATAAAGGTCTATACCCCATCTCTTTATAGGCTCAGTAGCATAAACTCCTTTACTCCTGTTACCTACAATAGAAATCTTCTGCATATCAATATCTCTAAGTATCTCTGGAGTATCTTCCAGTAGCCATAAACAATTCTTCTGTTCAAAGTAAGCAAATATTCCTTTCTTTTGATTCTCATAAAGCATCCTACTATTAAAAAATAGCAATCCTCTTCTTAGCTGTTCATAATAATCCTTAGCAAATTTAGTCCTACTTGTATATTCAGCTACAATCTTGTCTAAGAATGTATCATATATCCAAGCAGATTGTAAAGACCTTGTAGCATCTTTATTTTCATCATCATCAATAGGGTCAAGTGATGCAATGTATCTTCCATTAGGGATATTACCTTCATTATCAGGAAGTGGCATTTGGAATATTTCCCAACATCCTTCCATATTATCACCTTTTTTAAGTGGAAATTCCCTAATAGGTCTTATATCCTTATTATTCCATTTAGGTTTACCATCTTCCTCAATAGAGAATTCTCCTTTCCAAGATGCTGTTAAAGCTTTATCACTTGTAAGTAGTGTAGCTAAAGTTTGTTTTAAATCTGCTACAGGAAACTTATTATTGGCTTTGTTAATAAACATTTCTGAAGGAATGATGGGATAATTCATCATTTCTAAATCTAAAGCACTTGAAGATTTAGCTTTCTTCTTTTCTTCCCTTCTTTTAAGATAATAGTCAGTAGCTTCCTGTACTTTAGTATTCCCTTCTTCATCTTTAAACCTTCTGTTTGCATAAGTAGCAGGAATGAAATAACATATCTTACCCATCCCTTCCCATATATCATCAAACTCAAGCATATTAAATCCTTCAGGATCACGAAACATAATCTCTGACTCAATAATCTTCTCAATATTACCACCAGTTCCAATATACCAAGAGCTACCCATCTTATACTCAATGAATTGTGCTGCATCATTCCCACCATGAACACTTAATACATTAAACATGAGTCCTACTTCTTCAACTACTATAAGCACATACCTGCCTCCAGCAGCAGCTTCAGGGTTTTCTGTAGTAAAGATACCATGCTTAACATTACTCCCGCTACCAGCCTTTTTCCACTCACCACCTATTTTTTTATCATACTCATGTCTCCAAGGATTCTTAATATTATTAGGTAGTAAGTTTCCTGCCATCTTTTTATAGAATGGTGGGGGAATTTCTTCATCAGTGCCTTCTTTCCAAGCACCAGGAAGATTAATCATCCCCATAGTAGTCTTGCTTAATAAGTCAGAAGATTTAGCAGCAATTGCAGCACCTACAAATATTTCTATTTGAGCAGGATTCTTAATAGATTCTTCATCATAAATAATAGCACCATCTGTAATAATTCCATGTAATATACAACCATCTGCAAGCCAATAGGACTTACCTATACCTCTGGAACCCAGCAACATACCATTCTTAGCTTCATTCTCATAAAGTGGTAAGCCTAATGGCTGGTCAAATAACTTATTAATATAATCTCTTGTAGGGATATATTTCCTACCTCTTTCATCTTTACCTTCTTCTATATAATCTCTATTACAAGTGAACTTAGTATCTCCTTCAAATCCACTAAATCCCTTACTCTCCATATACTTATAAAAGAAATCCCAATCTATATCATCAAGATTGGGTCTAATTTTCTTTCTAGGTGCAGTTTTAGCAGAGCCTTCAGGTTTATGAAGTATCTTACAGAAGTTAACATAGAAATAAAGCTGTGGTGGCATAAACCTCCACATACCTGTTTCATTTTCATCTTTAGTATCTTGTGCCCACTTCCCTTCGATGATGAATTTTTTTTGCAACCTCCAGAAGTCCAGGTACTTAAGTGAATCAGGATGTAATACAGGTATTTCATGTAGTAAAAAATTATTTCTATTGTTAATTCTTGCTATATCCATTATAACATTCCTTTTTCAGATGCACTCTCTATCCTATCACCCTTCATTTTACCATCACTATTTTCTTTCTTAATATTATCCTTTATCTTATCAATTAATTCATATATCTTTTGTGTATTTGCCATTAATTTATCAAGTATTGGGCCATTAGTAGTGTTATAAGGGGTTTCCATTATGAATTTAGCCCTTTCTTCAAGCTTACATTCATGCATATAAAGGTCTTTTTCCAGTTTACTACTATTAAGTTCCTGATAAAACTCAATTATTTCCTTATATAGTATCCAA